GAAGTTCGGTTGGGGAAGAGTGTTAGATTACATAGGTGTCGCATGGGAAGATTACCCGGCAATTCAGATGGAGTTGCCATTAGACCAGATGATGTAGCGTCGAAATTTGAACTTTGAAAATTGAATAATGATGGTTGGAGTGGTATAATTTTTTTTATCAAATTGCGAAAGGAAGAAAATATGAAAAGTAAAAAATTTTTGGTAACACCATATAGTTTTATTGCGAAAAAACTAGAAAATTGGAAGTGCGAAAAATGCGGAAGTTTAGAGGAACCGACAATTTATGGTAAAAAAGACGATAATGGAGAAATCGTTGAGATGTATATTAAATGTAAAAATTGTGATAGGTTAATTACGGTATCAAAATTTGAATAATAATATATAACTCTACCAACCATCATTATTCGATGGTTGGTATTTTTTTGCGCAAAAATAGAAAAGGAGAAACAACATGACGTATTTTGAGATAGAAATTACATACAACATGATCTGCCGACCGGGGCAGGTCGTGCGGATCCATACAAAAGAAACCACCAGTGGGCGGAATTTTATCATGACATGGAAGAAATGGACCATTGTGGAGGTTTACGATCATCACATAGTGATGAAGAGCGAATACGGCTACCGGGAGAGCTTCACCAGAATAGATATTGTTGAGATGATCAGGAGAGGAGAGATTCGATGGAAATAGTACCAGTACAGGATAAGAGCTGTGAGACATGCAAATACCAGAGCAAATATAATACAGATGAACCATGTGTACACTGTACCAAGAATGCGACGGACGAATATAAAATAATGACCAACGGAGATTATATCCGGTCGCTCAGCAACACAGATCTGTCTATGATCGTGATGTGTCCAAATGAAATAGGATTCAATGAGGTTGAGTGCCACAAACATGATAAGTTTTGTCAGAAATGTACATTGAACTGGCTTATGGCAGAAAGAGAGGTTGAGGAGGATGAAAATATATGAATATAAGGGCAAGCATTATAGTGAAGAAGACACATCTCTTTATGATGAGGATTATGGTGGAGATTTACATGATCTGTATTGGGAATTAAAGCAGGATGGTAAATGCAGTGAGAAGACGGTTTATTATGTGCAACCTTATGAAGGAGATGACTATTCAAGTCCAGAAGAATTGATTGAATCAGAGTTTTCGGACTTAGTAATTGATGAGAAAGAGAGTGGAGATGATGAAAGATAGGTATTTAATCAAGGCAAAAACTTATAGAGGAGATTGGGTTCGAGGGCTTTTGGCAAGTAGTAATAGTAAGTGGTATATCGGTAACAGAGCTGGTAGACCTCTCGCTTTTGAAATTCAACCAGACACAATCTGTCAATGCACAGGCTTGAAAGACAAGAATGGCAATCTGATTTGGGAAAATGATATTGTATTTGTTACCGATGATGATGGATGTAGTGGACAGATTGACACTGGTGTGGGCGAAATAGATTTTTTGGATGGACTTTGGTATATCAGTGGCAATGTGCAAAATGCACTATATGACATTGATAAGTGTTTTCAATTAGAAGTTATCGGCAACATTTTTGACAATAAAGAGTTATTAGAAAGTGAGGTGTAAGATATGCCAAGAGTTGCAACAGAAATAGCAAGTGATCCAGATTGGAGCCGTGCAAGTCGAATATCAGATAAACTTGGCAGGTCGAAATATCCGGCGTTATGGGCGTTCAGATTCATCCGTGAGTGGGATCGCATCACGGATCAGATCAGAAGTGAGGTGAGGTAAATGAAGAAAATTCAAAAAGATATAGTGGATAAAATTGAACTCAGAAATAGACTTAATGAAGAGATAAAAGAATGGATGAAAGAACATCTTGATCTTGACGGCATGGACGTTGATGGTGCTGATATAGTTGACTATCACACTGGAAACAAGCAGGGAACAGAAGAGCGCAAGGAATGGTGTGATCAGACCTGTATGGGTGAAGATTGGTATATGGGAGATTACTTCTGGGAAACCGAGTATTCGGGAAAATATTTGCATATGGAGTTTAGCATCTAAATAAGGGAGTGTGATAGGCAGTGAATATAGCGAAAGAGTACCTGAAACAGGTAGAAACGCTTGATACGAAAATACAGCAGAAGAAGATAGAATTAGATAGCCTTAAAGATAATGCCATAGGATTGGGAGCATTTGACTATTCAAAGGAAAAGGTACAGACAAGTGCATCTGAATCATTGAGCGTGAAAGTAGCGAAGTATGTTGATTTTGAGAGAGAGCTGCAGGAGGATACTACCAGGTTTGCGGAACTCAAGCATAGAGTGATCAATCAGATCCACAGTTTGAACAATCCTATCTACATGAAGATTCTGTTTAAGAAGTATATAGAGTACAAGTCATTAAAGGATATAGCATCTGAAATAAAGTATTCATATGACAGGACAAAACATATTCATGGAGTTGCTCTTGAGGCATTTCGAATAAAGATTTTAGAAAAGTCGACACCAAATAGCACCATTTAGCACCGAATAGCACCTAGCAACTGTGATATACTGTAGTGGTAAAATTATATAGTATTGATTCATAAGGGGCATAGCCGTTGCCATAAGGTTGTGTCCCTTTTCTTATGCCCAGTGGTTATACAAACCCTCTCCCACCCCTTTAATGTGAATGATAATCTCTTGCCACTGGGCTATTTTGTTTGAGGTGAGAATGTAACAGAAAGAAGGTGTGACATTATGGCTAAACTGACAGCTAAACAGCAGAGATTCTGTGATGAATACCTGATTGACCTTAATGCCACACAGGCAGCTATAAGGGCTGGGTACTCAAAGAAAACAGCCGCACAAGCAGCAGCAAGGTTGTTAACAAATGTTAAGGTGCAGGAATATATAGAAAAGCGGATGGCCGAGAAAGAAAAAGCCTTAATTGCCGATCAGGATGAGGTTCTAAAGTACCTCACAGCAACCATGAGACGAGAAAAGAAAGAATGCATTGTTGTAACGACCAGTGAAGAACGTTCGATGTATGCTCCTGATGATAACGGCACAATGAGAAAACAGACAGTCAAGAAAGAGACACCACAGATCGTGGAGATACCAGCAAGGCTGTCAGATGCCAATAAGGCAGCGGAGCTCCTTGGGAAAGCATATGGCTTATATACCGAGAAGGTGGAGGCTGATGTTGATATGGATTTGAACATCAATATTGATTATGGGGATGAAGAATGAAAACAGTAAATATTTTAGGAACTGAATACAAAATCATTTTTGATGTTCCGGATGAAGAAATGCCTGAAGATGCTGATGGTTGCATGGATCAGAGCATTCAGACAATCAAAATAGCAGAATTTGAATCGGACAGAAATACAATTCAGGATATGGATTCATACAGAAAAAAAGTATTAAGGCATGAAATTGTTCATGCTTTTTTATATGAATCAGGAATGTGGAACAATAGCGGAAGCACAAACTGTTGGGGAATGGATGAAACAATTACTGATTGGATCGCTATTCAATCACCAAAGCTGTTCCAGGCATTCAAAGAAGCTGATTGCTTATGAATATAAATGTCCAAATGAATTCCGGTTTCAAGGAAGTTGACAGGAGCCGGAAGCGTTACATTGTCATGAAAGGAAGTGCAGGATCCGGAAAATCTGTTGACACTGCACAGAATTACATACTGAGGCTGATGCAGGACAAGGGCCGTAACCTTGTTGCAATGCGAAAATCCGATATTACTAACCGAGACAGTACATTCGCTGAACTGACTGGATCTCTTTATAAGATATTTGGAGATAAGGTCGATAATTATTGGAAAATCAACAGAAGTCCGTTGAGCCTTACATGTAAACATAACGGAAACCAGATTATATTCCGTGGTATGAACGACGATAGACAGCGTGAAAAGTTGAAGTCAATCACATTTCCACGGGGTAAACTTACGGATGTATGGCTTGAAGAAGCCACTGAATTTACGCAGGCAGACCTAGAGATAATAGATGACAGATTGCGTGGAGAATTGCCACAAGGGCAGTTCTACCAGATAAGAATGACCTTCAATCCAGTGAACAAAAACCACTGGATAAAGAAGGTCTTTTTTGATAGATACGATCCTGATGTGTTGACACATCACAGCACATATTTGGGGAATCGCTTCATAGATGCGGCATATCACCGCCGTATGGAGCGTAGGAAAGAAGTTGATCCTGAGGGATATCAGATATATGGGCTTGGAGAATGGGGTGAGATAGGCGGTCTCATTCTGCACAACTGGGAAGTTGCAGAGGTATCTCAGAATCTTAATGATTACGATGATATAGCAATAGGTCAAGACTTTGGATTTAACCATGCCAATGCCATCCTTCTTCTTGGCATTAAGGATGACAACATATATATCATAGATGAGATATATGAGCATGAGAAAGAAACAGCGGAGATCATACCGCTGGCAATTAAGCATGCTATCCCAACTAATAAGATTATGTGGTGTGATAGTGCAGAACCGGACAGAATAAAGACCTGGAAGGGTGCTGGATATAGAGCCAAGGGGGTTAACAAAGGTGGTTCAAACGGATCTGTAAAAGCACAGATAGACTGGTTGAAAGGTGTGACAGATAAAAGTCATACAGTACGCAGAAGGATATATGTAGCCCCTCATTGTGTAAACACGATCAAGGAGCTGCAACAGTGGAAATGGAAAAAAGATGAAAAGACAGGCGAATATCTTGATGAGCCTGTACCAGTAATGGACGATGCAATGGCAGCTCTTAGGTACGGCATTGAGGGATGGCGCAAGTCTCGTTCATGGCTGATATAGATTAACATGAAGGAGATGGAAAAGGTGTTAACCACTGATGAAATAAAGGTATTGATTGATAATGACAAAACGTCTGATAAAAAACAATTCGCCAGAATAGGCGAACGTTACTATGATGGCGATCACGACATAAAGAAGTATAGACTGTTTTACTACAATGCGGACGGCGAACTGGTAGAGGACAAGACTAGAAGCAACGTGAAGATACCACATCCATTCTTCACAGAGCTGGTTGACCAGTGCACCCAGTATATCCTCTCAGGGGATGGCATTGTAAAGTCCAACGACACTGAACTGCAGAAGCACATGGACAAGTATTTTAACAACAATGATGAGTTCATGTCTGAGTTCTCCGACACCATCACAGATATGCAGGTCAAAGGCTTTGCGTATATGTACGCATACAAGAATGCCAAGGATATGATGTCATTTGCCAATGCTGACAGTATCGGAGTTATTGAGGTCAGAGCCAAGGACACGGACGATGGCTGTGCATACACGATATACCACTATACAGACAGGATAGACAAAGTACACAAGACCATCGAGAGAATACAGGTCTGGGATGATAAGCAGACATATTATTATGTCCAGGTTAATAATGGGGCGGTGGTGTTAGATGATACTGAACCAATCAACCCAAAGCCTCATGTACTTTACACAAAGAATAATGGAGATAAGGCCACCTACTTTGATGGATTTGGCTATATTCCATTCTTCCGGCTGGATAACAACAAGAAGCAGTTCTCAAGTCTTAAGCCTGTCAAACCACTTATAGATGACTACGACCTGATGGCCTCAAGCCTGTCAAACAACCTCATAGACTTTGACTCCCCACTATATGCTATCAAAGGCTTTCAGGGAGACAACCTGAATGAGCTTCAGACAAACCTCAAAACAAAGAAGATCATAGGTGTAGGTGAGGATGGTGACGTAGATGTCAAGACTGTTGACGTCCCATACCAGGCAAGACAGGCAAAACTGGAGCTTGATGAAAAGAATATATACAGGTTCGGCATGGGGTTGAACACCGCCGGTCTCAAGGATACATCAGCCACTACGAATATAGCTATCAAGGCGGCTTATTCGCTCCTTGACCTTAAGGCAAAAAAGATAGAGAAAGCTCTTAGAAAGTTCTTGAGGAAGATAGTAGAGATAGTTGTTGACGAGATAAATAAGGCTGAGAATAAGGCATACAAGGCTGAGGATGTTCATTTTGAGTTCGCTCACGAGATAATGAGCAACGCTCAGGAAAATGCACAGATAGAGCTTACAGAGGCTCAGGTAAGGCAGACAGAGATCAATACAATACTCGATGTTGCAAGCATGTTTGATGATGAGACGATTATCAAAGCTATCTGTGACTGGCTTGATATTGATTATGACGAGATCAAGGACAAGCTGCCGGCAAAGGAAGAAGACGATACGAAAAAAGCGCAGGATCTGTTGAAAAAGGTAAATGTAGAGACTGGTGGTGAAGAATAAAGATGGAGAATGTAACATATTGCAAAATAGATAGCAATTTGAGAAAGATTACACTTCCGGGAAATGAGAAGATACTCGGAGTATATCATGATAAAAATGTGACAAGAAAGCATTTTAAAATGCCGAGATATTATAAAAAGAATGATATGTCTGAGTTTAGCATAAAGGTCAATTATGTGAATGAGGATAATGAGACGGATTGTTATGCTGTCGATGACTTAGCTGTGACCGATGAAGATTATATCACATTCTCATGGCTTGTAGGTGCTACGGCTTGCAGAGTCCCTGGTACGGTTGGTTTCGTGATCTGCTTTACCAAGGTAGATGAAGAATCAAATATAACACAGGAATACAATACAGAACTTGCAGTTGGAAAGGTTCTTGATGGTTGCGAACTTGGAAAGACAATAGACAGTGAACAGGAGAAAGACATCATTGCACAGTTTATGAAATATTTGATTAAGGTCGACCCTACTTTGTCCATATCCGGTGAAGCGGCAGATGCAAAGATTGTTGGTGATCGGTTAAAAAAAATAGAAGAAACGGAAGAAAATCTAAAAAAATCTGTCAGTGATGGAAAAAGTCTCGTTGCATCTGCCATCACTGAAAAAGGTGTTGAGACGGCTACAGATGCGACATTCCAGACAATGCATGATAATATTTTGAGCATCAAGAGTGGTGGAACTGGGGGCAGTGGCTCTGTCATAACAAAAGTTGGTGACAGAATAAAAACACATACATCAAACCAGATCGGTGCAATCACACATGTGGGTGAAGCAATAAAGACAAAGGTTACAAGTCGCAAGCTTGAAGAAAAATTTGCCGCCGTGCATTCTGATGGAAACAGCTGGGTTGACACTGGGATAAACGGAAAATCAACTATAAAAATACAGCTTAAATTTAAGATGCAGAAAGCAACAGGAGCGATATTTGTCGGAATGATGTTAAGTGGAGATCAGGCACTTAGATTTTTTGGATATGGTAATAACTGGTATATGGACTACGGCGGTGATGGGCATAGAATTATAGGCGGTTCGATTGATACAACAAAAACGTATGAATTTGAGCTGGGAAATAATTACATTAAAGATATTGAATCTGGTAGTTATATAGCAAAGGGAAATGAGGTTGGAACATTTGAGTATGGGTTTGGAGATTCTCATATAAAGGTATTAACATCTGGTGAAATAGGAGACATTTACTATTGCAAAATTTATGATGGAGATACCCTTGTTCGTGATTTTGTACCAAAATATGATGCAGATAACAAACCAAAGCTTTATGACAATGTTTCTGATACTTATTTTGAAACCAACGGAACAGAAGAATTTACAGCAGTAAAAGAGCTAAGTTAGGAGGTAAACGAAAAATGATAATGCCAAATTTTATGCAAGTGTTCAATGCATATACATCGCAAATGCAGATGAAGATGATATACAAAGGCATAACAGGTGATATACAAAAGGTCACACGTGCATTAGGTTATAATAATGCAATGGAGGTTTTTGCACAGTGCTTGTGGAGATTAGCACCAACTGGTGATTTCACACTCGATAATTTTTATTACGGAAGCATGATTTTTGTCGGAAGTGGAACAACAGCCCCGACGAGTGATGATTACAAATTAGAATCTCCATGCGTTTATAGCGATTCTGGATTGCACGTCGTAAACATCGCACAAGCTTACAAAGAGGAGTACAAAACAAATCGAGTAGTTACGATAACTGTGAGAAACAATAGCATCGAAGATATAACTGTGTCAGAAATGGGATGGTTCATAGCAGCTTCGGTTGATAATAGCATAGACCAAACCGGGGAATATTACAGAATGATGCTTGCAAGAGAAGTATTCGAACCGGTAACAATCAAACCAGGGGAAATAAGAGCTTTTACGATGTCTATTGAAATGTGATATGAATAAGAGACAGAAAGAAGTAATTGAGGAACAACTGCATAACGAGGAAAAAACTATTGCCAGCCTGAAGAATACATATAAGCAGGCATTGAAAGACTGTGAGCAGAAGATCAGAGAGTTGTCTGCAAGAACTGACATGGAGAATTTGCAGAGCATCATATACCAGAAACAATATCAGGAGGCTTTGAAAGCACAACTTGAAGGTGCTCTAAGCAACTTGCAGTCAAATTCCTATGCAACGGTGTCTGATTATCTTACGAAGTGCTACAGGAATGGATATACAGGTGTCATGTATGACTTGCAGCAGACAGGTATTCCGATCATCATGCCGATAGATCAGGCGGCAGTTGTGAGAGCTATTCAGACGGACAGCAAGCTCAGTAAGTCGCTCTACGACAAAATGGGCGAGGATGTGACATACCTCAAGAAAGCAGTTAGGGCAGAGGTATCAAGAGGTATAGCCAATGGATCAACATGGAATGAAGTAGCTGGTAAGCTTTCACGACATATGGCAAATACACCATTCCAGAGAGCTTATAACAATTCAATCCGTATAGCAAGGACGGAAGAACATCGCATACAAGTACAGTCGGCTATGGATGCTCAAAAGATAGCTAAGAGTAAAGGAGCGGACATAGTAAAGCAGTGGGACTCTACGCTTGACGGCAATACAAGAGATCTGCATAGACTGCTTGATGGACAGATTCGTGAAATAGATGAACCTTTTGAAGCTGGTGGTCGTAAGGTCGAGGCTCCTGGAATGTTTGGAGATCCGGCAGAGGATTGTAATTGCCGGTGCTGCTTATTGCAGAGAGCAAGATGGGCATTGGATGATGATGAACTTCAGCGACTGAAAGACCGAGCGGAATACTTTGGGCTGGATAAGACTTCTGACTTTGAGGAGTACAAAGAGAAGTATTTGAAAGTGATTGATGAAATAAATCCTACAAATGTAAATGGAGAAATAATACAGTTTGCCTGGAAGGATAAAAATCAATTACGTGAAAAACAGCAGGAAATTATATCAGACCTGTCAAATGAGTACAGGACAAGGCTTCAGAAAGTTACGACAGGGGCAAAACAGTCAGCTGGTAATGTTGATATGTCAGGTGCAGTGATGAGATTATCGGATTCACATGTTAACACTGCTGTTCATGAATTTGCACATACGCTTGCAAATAGTGCAGCAGATAAGTACGGTCTTACTAATGATGCAGATTTTTGGAAAGAAATTAAAAAAATACAAAGAGAATATCACAGAGATGTTGATAAAACATCAGATACATCTAGATGGATCAGTTCATATGAACATAGTAGTAGAAGTGTTGATGAATTTTTTGCCGAGGCATTTACACAGGCAAAAATGTCTAAACTTAAATTGGAATTACCTCCAAAATATGGTGCTGATTTGACATATTCAAATAAGGTCCTGGAAGTCGTTGATAAATACTTCAAGAAGAACGCTATTGCAAATAGTGGAAAAGATGGTACAATAAAATCAGGTGCAATTAGTGGGGCAAGGAACCCATTTGGCGAGAAGGCTCAAAAACATGCAGAAACATATTATGGATTGGTTCGTAGCATGACAACAGATGTTGCTAAGATATCAAAAGCTACAGGCATATCGGAAAAAGAAATCCAAGATATAAAGAATTATATATTCCTAGAAAAGCATGATTTGGGTGGCGAGAAAAAAGAATATTTTGCTCCTGATTATATGATGGCAGAATCTTGGCAGAGGTTAATGTCTGGCAAGCTAGAAAAACATGATATTACATTACTGAAACATGAAATCATGGAGAAAAAGCTCATGCAATCAGGAATGTCGCAGGAAATGGCACATATTGAGACGTCAAAGGTATATAATTATTCAAAGGAAGCAGGTGAGTTTTATGCTAAAATTAAAAAATATAAAAAAGAGTAATGGTATTATTTCGGCAGATTACGATCCTGAATGTAGTGGTGAAATTGGAAGAATATCAATAAATATAGATTCAGGAAAAGAAGTGGAGACAACAATATCACTTATGGATAGAGAATTTCCAATATATTTGAATCATGCACTTGATATATTAAGGAAAATTAAAGATGAAAAGGATATACCAGAAGAGAAGTTAGTTATGTGGTACTAAAAGTATCGTAATTTAATAGCAGTTAATTCAGACCATGATAAAAACATGGTCTTTTTTTATGCCCAAAATCGGCTTAAGGCGGTAAAACTGTGACGATAAAATAACTCCGGCAAGAGTGATAACTGCCATGTGTGGCTACGGTTAAAGCCAAGAAAGGATGGAACAATGGAATTAAAGGAACTGTTAGGAGAAGAATTGTACAAACAGGTACAGGCGAAGATTGACGAGAAGAACAGCGCAGAGACGGATAAACTCAAGCATGTAAGATACACAGATCTGTCCGAGGGCAAGTACGTCAGCAAAGAGAAGTATGATTCCGAGCTTGAAAAACTCAATGGACTGATCACCGGCAAAGACACGGAGATCGGAAATGCAAATAAGCTCATTGAGGAGCTCAAGAAAGCTTCTAAGGGTGATGAGGGCATGCAGCAGAAGATATCAACTTACGAGACTGAGAATGCACGGCTTCAGAAGGAGCTTGAGGAGACTAAGGTCAATTCAGCTATCAAGGTGGCTCTGCTTGAGGCTCATGCGGTTGATACTGATTACATGACCTATAAGATCAAGACAGCCCTCAAGGAGAAGAATGAGGAGCTTAAGCTTGATGATGAAGGTCATATCAAAGGCTGGGACAGCATGCTCACAGACTTAAAGACACAGTTCCCAGCTCAATTCATAGCTTCATCCAGCTCAGATGATGGCAAGAGGCACATCATTGAGAATAGACTGCCAAGTGGGAATCAGGACAATACGAATGCAGAACCTAAGGACTTGGCAGAGGCATTGAGACAGAAATATGAAGGGGACAATACCCAGTAATAAGTAGAAAGGAATGGTGAAAACTATGGCAATGACATTAGAGGAAATCAAGAAGGGTATGAGTGATAAGGTATTCTCACAGATCGTGGATATCTTCCTCAGACAGTCAACAATACTTCAGATGCTCACATTTGATGACTGTGTATCAGCATCAGGTGGTGGCTCAACAATGAAGTACAAGTATCTCAGAAAGGTACTTCCAGCAACAGCAGAGTTCAGAAAGATAGGTGGCTCTTACACTGCATCAGCGGCTACTAAGCAGGAGTGCGAGGCTAATCTTGCAATCATGGGCGGAGCTGTTCAGATGGACAGAGTGCTCAACAGGGTAGCAGGTAACTTTGACAATATGGCATATCAGATAGAGGAGCATATCAAGGCAGTGGTAAACCTCTTCCACTATACACTGATCAATGGTGATGCAACTACAACAGCATCAACTGATCACCCTGAGTTCCAGGGACTTGATTCCATGCTTGCGGGAACAACGACAGAATACGGCACAGACAAGGCTATTGATCTGTCATCTATCACAGCGATCAAGTCTAATGCTGATGAGTTCTATGAGGCACTGAGCCTTCTTGTCAAGACCACAGATGCTGATGCGGTGCTCACTAACACAGAGATGATCACCAAGATTCAGACAGTGGCTCGTATCCTTGGATACAAGACAGAGAGTGAGGAAGCATTCGGAAAGCGTGTCACTACTATTGATGGTGTCAAGCTTGTTGATATGCAGGACTATTACACTGTAAGCAGTGGTGCTGCAACTGCTGGCCATGTTGTCAAGAAGGGACTTTCAAGAACCATCGCAAAGGAGAGCTCGGCAACAACAGGTCTTACAGACGTCTATGCAGTCAAGTTTGACGTAAACGATGGATTTCACGGAATCAGCCTGAATGGCGGTTCAGTGATTGATCAGTATCTTCCAAACTTCAACGAGCCTGGCACTGTCAAGGACGCTGAGGTTGAGATGATCGCAGCTACAGTCCTGAAGAATACACAGCATGCAGGTGTACTCAGAAATATCAAGATTGCA